AAAGATGATATTGAGAACTATCTTTTATTTTGTAACCCACACTTACATGGTGCTAGTGTTCAAGTTAAGACTACTAATATCAGAGTAGTGTGTAATAATACTTTAACTCAATCTTTAGATGCAGCTTCTAATGTGGACGTTAAGTTCTCTCATAGAACTGCTTTTGATCCTGAAGTAGCTAAACAAGCAGTATTTGTTGCTAAAGAAAGACTTCAAGAGTTTAAAGAGTATGCTGAGTTCTTAGGATCCAAAAGATATAAAGAGCTTGAAGTTAACGCTTACTTACAAGAAGTATTCAAGAACCATGGTTCTGGTAAGAGAGTTGGTAAGACTGCTCAACAGGCTTTTGAGATTCTTGAAACTCAACCTGGTGCTAATATTAGACCTGGTACTTGGTGGAATGCTCTTAACGCTGTAACATTTATGACTGATCATGTACTTGGTAAGTCAACAGATGCTAGATTAGCTTCTGCTTGGTATGGTGCTAATGCAAGAGTAAAAGATAAAGCTGTTAAGAAAGTATTAGAATATGCTAATGCAGCTTAGTATAATAAATAGGGGTGCAGGAGGATGCACCCCTATGATTGATCCATTAGATGAAAAAATAGCATCTATTAGACAACGTATAAGACAATTCAAAAAAGATTATCCTGAGTTATACGAGAGTGAGAAAAATGAGCAAATGGAACCACGACGACATACCGCCAGAGAAGATTTTTCGAAAGCCGAAGAATTTAAGAGAACATTACATGCCGAGAAAAAGAGTCCTTCCATATAAGAGTCCTGTAGTAGCTTGGACATCTGAAAAGATAACTATAAAGGATAGTGATAATAAATATCATGAAGGTATTAGACTTAGACCTTTATCAAGAAGATTTTTTGTCAATAGTTATGATGGTTAAATTTCTTTCTTCAATAGTCTTGTAAACTTTTAACCAAAACTTTTTAAATTTTTTATCTTTGCAGTTCTGATATGCTCTTAAAGCGTTATCAGAAAGTCTTTTATACTGCTGTTGGAGGTGTTGCAGCTGCCCCTCCTATTGTAGTATGAGCCCATGCCATAAAAATATACTTTGTTCCAGAATTGTTTATATTTGTTCCACTACTTGCTATTTTGAATCCATTACTATAAAATTCTATTCGCTCTTGAGTACCTGATCTATCACTTGCTTGATCCTGTCCAAACCCTATAATATCATCAAGTGGATTATGAAATGATGATGTTTTAGTTGTTCTATTTTTATTATCAAAAAAAAGAAATGGTGTTGCAGCTCCAACTCTTTTTATAATTACTAATGCAGGTTTAAAACCACACATCACTTTAGGTCCATCTTCATTTCCATTACCTGCATAACGATTAAATCTTGAAAATCCTGGAGTCTCTGACCATATCCATAAATGATTATCTTCTGTACCATTTACTGTCCAATCATCTTCAGCTGCTATCACACTACTTGTGTTATCATAATCTCTAGCATCATCATTAAAACTACTTGTGTTAACAAAGTCATCTTTTTTTCCTCTGTTATTAGTTCCACTATCATGGAAAAACGAATCTTCATTTGCCTCAACTAAACTTACTTCCATTGCTCCAGTACCTGAATATGGTTTTTTCCAAACCATGGTAGGAGTAGTATTTAAGAAATGAGGAAAAGTATCTCCATTAGTAGCACCACTTATTCTCATGTAACAACAACCAGCAACAGTGTTTACTGATACTCTTTTTATATGTTCTAAACCACCAGTAAAACTTGCACTAGGTGTATGAGATGTTTGTAAAGTTCCATTGATAGAAATACTATTTGCTGTCATAGCTCCAGATGTTGCAACATTATCAGTTAATGGGTTTCCTCCAAACTTCCAACACCATGCCATATAAGTACTACTACCTAGATTATGTCTATAATTATCACCTTGTGAATCAAGTGTAAATCCATTAGAGTCCATAGATTTAACTGCACCAGTAGTCGCATCTGAACCATAATGTGATATTGCATTTGTAATGTTTGGATAAACCTCTGATGGTATCTTTGTAGCACCAGTTTGATTATTAACAAAGATACTATACATAACCCAAGTACCACCAGCCCCAGCACCATGACTACGACTTTTAATAAGAACAACATCTGGCTGCATTGTTACATCTGTTTCATCAAATGTAATTGCATTACCATTTGAACCAGTACCAGAATATTTTTTTACTTTGAAATGTGCTTGTGGTGCATCAACTGTTGTATATGCCATTTTGTTCTCCTAATTATTTATCCATACACATCTATGTTTTTAGAACATATAGAATAGTATCCAGATGGTACAGTATATTCAAAAGTACCGTAACCAGTGGCATCAGTAGTTGCACTTGATACAGCAGTACCACCAAACATACCGTTACCAAAATTAAAATGTATTGTAGCTGTTCCCGAACTAACACATCTAGCAGCACCTGCTACTGACCAAAAAACTTGACCATGATAATTAGTTGTTGCTGTATTTTGTTCCAAATCAACAGCTCCTGTACCTGTTGATCCACTAGTGGGATCTCCACTGTTATTCCAAGTACCATTTTTACCGCTGTAAAATTTATTATTATCCAAATCTATTGCAATCATTACTATATCATTAACTCCAAATGTAGCTATACCAGTTTCTGTATAAGCATTCCCTCCAGTCCAAACTCTCGCTGATGCTCCTGAGGATATTGTATAATATCCAACTGCTCTATTAGCAGTAGTTGATGAATCTCCAATATATCTACTAGTACCCTGTGCATTATGGCTATACTGAACATAGTCAACTACACCAGCCATCAATAATGGAGTTCCTGATCCTGTAACCTTTGCTTCATAATACCATTTTCCTTTAGTTAATGTATAATTTATTGGAGTAACTTCCCAGTTAGTAGTAGAAGATGATTCAAGGGTGGTACCAGAATTTTTTATTTCTTGTCCCCAAGATTGTTTATTCAAAGTTGTTCCATCAAATACAGCAAAGTTATTATTAGGACTATCTATTGTTTTTTTAACAGTTCCTTGTGTTGTTAAATTATTTCCATTACCTGAAGAATCTAATCCTAAGTTAGATGCATCTGCAAACTTTAAGAAGAAACCATTATTGCCGTAAGAAACACTTGGACTTGTTTTTGCTTGCCACTCACCGGTTGAACTATTAAACGATCCAAAGGTACTTACATCATATGCACTTCCATCTATAGCATGAACTTCTGACATGAGCATAGTACCTCCACCTAGATTTCCATTAGCACCAGACTTACCATAATTAACATATTGTCTTGGACTAGTCCCATTAGTTCCAGTTTGATTATTAAAATAATACATGTCTAAATTTTGATCCGGATAGTATGCATAAGTTTGATGAAAATCTGTAATTCTATTTCCATTAATCCAAATTTTTACTCTATCGGATTCTGTACTCAAAGTTGTGTCGATAGCAATAACAAAATGATACCAGGCTGTTTCATCTCTAATTGGATAAGTTCCTATAAGTTGACATCCAGCACTGCTAGTTGCTGTACCACTTGCATCTTGGAATTGAACAGCAAAAGAACCTAGGAGATTTGCACCTCCCGCTGAAACATTATTTTGTTTCATAATTAACATTCTGTGGTTACTTTGACTATTACTTGCTTCATTACCAAACCATACAGCTTGGTCATCAATTTCAATCCCAGATATTTTTGTCCAATAAGAAAAAGTTGCTTTCTTAGTATTTGTAGCTGTTGTGCTAGGTGTTCTATGTAAGTATGTTAGTGCCATTTTTAATCCTATTTATATTAAGGTATGAACTGTCCACTTTGCTCAATACCACCAGTTACTGTAATACTAAATGCTCTATCTGCTGTTTGACTCTCAGCATCAGTTAATCTTAATGTAAAATTATATGTAGTAGTTGCATTAGGTTGTGGAGCAGTACCAGTAATATTACCATTTGAACTATTTAATGTTAGATTCATAGTAGATGCTGGTGTATCACTGTTATTAGTTAATACACTTGTTGTTTCACTAACTGATACTGTAGAATCAGATGAACCAATAGCTGTAAGGTTTACACTACTACCTCCTCCAATTGTTCCAAGAGAACCAGCACCTGTTGTCCAAGTAGGTGCTGTTGATACTGTTAGCAAAGCACTACTACTTCTACCAGCAAGTCCAGTTGCATTTTCAACTCTTATATAATAAGATGCTAGTGTAGAAATATTAAATGTAGCTACAAGAGTCGTTGCATTTGTATAAGTTACTGCTGTAGGAGTTTCAATTGCACCAGTGGATCCATTAATTGCATTGACTATTGGTACGGAAGCAAAATCAGTTCCTGTGATAGTTACTTGTGTTGAAGTACTAGGTAAGATTGTAGTAGGACTTATTCCTGTAACTGCTGGACTTGTACCACCACCACCTGATTCAGCTGCAAAATAATATGTTGTATTTGATGAAGAATATTTTAATACATGACCATTAGTTGGTGTAACTTTGGCTACATCAGTAAGTCCAGCTAATGTTGATACAGCATTAGCAACTTGTAAGCGATCAGATATTAATGTTCTTAAAGCTGTGTTTGTAGATGTAATACCAGTTCTAGCTAATGCATCAGTTCCACCTCCACCAGACTCTGCTGCAAAATAATAAGTTGTATTTGAAGATGAATATTTAAGAACATGACCATCAGTTGGTGTAACTTTAGCTACATCTGTTAACCCAGCTAATGTTGAAACAGCATTAGCTACCTTTAAATATTGTGGAGAGGTTTCATTAATAACGAATGCTCCAGCACCCATATATGCATGTGAACTACATTGGTAATATAATACTGATGGAGTAGCTTCTGTTACAGCTATCTTCGTAAAGGCTCCTGATGAACCTGGTGTTCCGTTCGTTGTAACACCGGTAGTATATGCAGTATTCTTAGCTGCATTCCTGTAAAATCTTAATGGGTGATTAGTATTTGAATTATCAGATTGATCAAACACATATGTTACTCCAGGTACTAAAACTATTTGTGGAGCTTCAATACCATTCAATGAATAACCATAATCACTTCCACTTCCATGATATGGATGATCATCTGTCTTAGTTATTACTTTAACTTCATAATTATGTTGATATGTTCTTATAGAAAGATCTGATGTTACTATATTGTTTGATACTACTTGTGTTGCTACATTTCCTACTTGTAAACGATCAGATATTAATGTTCTCAGAGCAGTGTTAGTACCAGTCAGATTAGTATTAATTAAAGCTAATCTAGAGTTAGTATTTCCTAGTGCAGCTAATCCTGCTACATTAGCTACTTGAGCTCTATCGCTAATCAAAGTTCTAAGAGCAGTATTAGTACCCGTTAGATTAGTATTGATTAATGCTATCCTAGAGTTAGTATTTCCTAGAGCTGCTAAACCAGCTACGTTAGCTACTTGTGCTCTATCACTAACTAATGCTCTAATAGCTGTGTTGGTTCCAGTTAAGTTTGTATTAACTAAAGTAATTCTAGAATTAGTATTTGCAAGAGCTGATTGGAATACTGTATTAGTTGTAAAAGTACTTGTTAAGAAACCATTACTTACATCACCAGAACCACCACCGCCACCAGATACTGTAACAGTAATGTGTGAAGTATTTCCAGTAGCAGCTACTCCTGATCCAACAAAGTTTATAAATGATACATTATTACCAACTTCTGTTCCTTCATCAGATACAGAAATTTGTATCTCTTCTCCACCTATAGATGATCCAGCTGGTAACGCTAATGTACCTCCTGTAGCAGTTATAGTTGCATTACCAATTTTAATACTTGGTACCTTAATACCATCAGCTGTATCTTCAATAGTAGTATTACCTACTTTGATTGCCGGTATAGCTATACCACCAGTAGCAGTTGCAGATATATTTGCTGTTCCTAATTTAATTGTTGAACCTTTTAGGAATAAGTCTCTGAATCTTCTTGTATCGGATCCTAAATCAAATACATTGTTAGATCTAGGAATAATGTGTTCAGTTGATAAAGTTGTTGTAAAACTATTACCTGATCCACCTCCAGCTTGAACTGTATTACCAAAAAATTTACCTGAAGAAGAATCATACTTTAGAAAAAAACCATCAGTTGTAGCTGTTGTTCTATCAACATCATCTAAAAATTCTAATCTTACTTCACCACCACCAGAACTTCCACTAGATAAATTCTTTCTACTAACACTAGCACTTATATTATCTTTAAAAGATTGAAGATCTACTTGTAGTTCTTTTTTTAATGGTTCTAAGTCAACAGTGTCACCATCTTTTCCATCTTTACCTGGTAACCCATCTTTACCGTCTTTACCTCTTGGACCTTGTGGTCCCATTGGACCCATAGGGCCTACTGGACCTTGCTCTCCTAATAATCCTTGTTCTCCTTTTTCACCAACCGGACCTCTATCTCCTTTAGGACCAGTCAAACCAGGTAAACCTTGAGGTCCTTCTATTCCTATTGGACCTGCTGGACCAGCTGGGCCTTGTTCTCCTATCAAACCTCTTGGACCAATTGGACCTTGTAAACCAGTATCTCCTTTAGGACCTACTGGACCTTGTTCACCAATTAAACCTCTTTCTCCTTTTTCACCAGGGATACCTTGACCACCCCTTGGTCCTACAACCGGACCTGTATCAACTAAATTACCATCACTAAAATTTAAATATAGTTTTCCTTCACTTACATATGCATTCTCTATATGTCTTCCCTCATCACCCTTTGGTCCTATAGGACCTTTAGATTCAATAGTTACAATTCGATCAGGACCAGGATCACCCTTCTCTCCTTTTGGACCAGGAGGACCTTGTGGACCCGCTACTGAACTTTCATTGAGGTTTGTTGTTTTTAATTCTATGAGCTGGCTTTTTAAGTCTTCAATTTCTTTCTTTTGTTTTAGAATAGAACTTTCAAGTCTTAAAATATGCTTATCTAAAAAATCAGCCATTAAATATCCTTATAATATTACTATTTATCAGAAAATGACTGTAAAGTGGTATCTGTATTAAAATGGAGAACCAGCGTTAGCAAGCAGCTTTTCTTGTTGTTTTTCTTCATAATAATTTTTGTACGTTTCAATTTTTGTTAGAAGACCTGGTATATAATCATAAATTGTTTTCTCAAACAATATAGGTTCACTATTCTCAACAGCCATAACTATCTTAATGTCAGGAATATGAATCTTAGTCATCTCTTCAAACATTAAACTATAAGCTGTACACTGTTCAAAATAATCTTCTATCCAATCTTCTTTTTTAGGTTTACTTGATGTTTTGAAATCTACTATAGCTGGTCTATCATTCCATTTACATATACAATCAACACGACCAGCTATTTGTAGCTTATTACTATACAGAACTACTTCTTGATGATGTACCTCTTTTATATTATTTTCTAATATGGGTCTAATAGATTTAAACATAACTATATTATTAGGCATATGTTTTACTAAACAATTTTCTTTATTGTTTAAAAAGTCTTCACAGATCTTATGAACTGCTGTACCTCTTCTACTAGATCTAACGGATACTTTTTTAGCTTCTTCATCTCCAACTCTTTCTCTCCATTCCTTGATAGCCTTTGCTTTAAACCAACCAAGAAGTGTTGTTATGCTAGGATACAAACCACCATTAGGTAAAACATAATGTCTCTTACCATTAACTGTTTCTGTTTTAAGCTCTTTAAATTTATGTAACCGTTTATGTTTAAACATTTATACTAATCCATAGTTCAATTTTGTTATTATATAGTCTCTTACTAACTGACTTCTTACAATATCAGATTGGTTAAATTCAATACAGCTAAAGATATCCATATCATTCAATACATCCATAAACATTCTCAAACCTTGCTTATCTTCATTCTTTTGTAAATCAGTTTGTCTAAAATCACCAGAGAAAATAATTCTACTATTTTCACCCAGTCTTGTTATTATACTATCTAATTCATGAAAGGTCAAGTTCTGACATTCATCAACTAGAACGATACTATTATCTAAAGTTATACCTCTTATAAAACTTGTAGGTGTAAAATTTACCATTCCTCTAGCCTTAAGATTTTCATAGGCATCACCTCTATTAAATAATTGTGTTGCAATATTAACATAGGGTGCCTCGTACACTTTTGTTTTTGCTGCTTGGGTTCCTGGTAGATAACCTATATCTCGTGTCGCTACCGCACTTCGAACTATTACTAATTGGTTGAACTTCCTTTGTAAAACATCTTGTAGTGAAAGGTAAATTGATAGGTATGTTTTTCCAGTCCCAGCTACCCCATGACATAATAAGTTCTGTCCTTCTCTGTATGCTTCAAATACAAGTCTTTGATTTCTTGTCTTAGGCTCAACGCGTCTAATATTAAATGAACCTTTATTTTGTCGTAATAATTTTCTAGCATGTTTTCTTTCTCTACGAGTTAAATGATTTAATAAGTCTTCACTAAGTGCGACGTTTGTTTGCATTAGTCCTCTTCCTATGTTTTTTGATTGCGTTTTCTGTTTTGACTTGTTTGATGGTACGTCGTGAATGTTGTTGTGCGAGTGCACTTGTTGGATGAGCTTCAGATACTTTTGATAGTACTTCATTAAAACCAGCATCCTTTCTAATACCACCGACTCCAGCAACAATGTTAGGAACAGTAGGGACTTGTTTAATATCAGGATTATTATCTAAATATTCCTCTCGCTCTGACATAGAGAGAAACTTTTCATACACTTCATTTGTTTTACTATTTTTAAAAATATATACAGGCATAAATTTATTTACTCACGTCCCATTCAGGATCAAACTTATCATAATAAATTCCAGTAACGTTGCTACTGTTGATATTATGTATTATTCCAATATCTCTAGGAAGTACAAATTTGAAGTTTACAGATGAATTTTTTAAGGCCATCCACTCAAAATATCTAGCTCGATTACCATTATCTAAAATATTAGCTCTTGTTTCAGGACCATAGCAGTGTGATCCATCATATATATTTTTTACACTTATATGGTTCTCTAATATAAAATCAAAACCAAAAAGATACAATGTTTTGAAATCCATCTTGATTGCTTCAAGGCAAGCATTCATTCCTGCATTAGATCTTGGTCTATTAGGATTACATTCAGCTGGTTCGTATTGTTCTTCTACAGGAGGTACTATAAATCTATTCTTAGGAAAATCACTATTGTTTATCTCTGATATTATTTCATGATCTATAGCTACAAGATAATCAGGAGTAAAGTCTCTGTATAATGCATTACAACCAAATGTACAACCTTGACCAACTAACCTATCTAGATTGAAACCATTTCTTGATAATCCATTACCAATAATAAAAGCTGGTTCTTTCTCCATTATATTTCTTCACTATACCAAAAGTTCATATCAATCCATTGATCAACTTCTATGTGTTTACATATTTTACGTTTAGCATCATTAACTGAAATAGCAATAACTTCAGCAGTGCAGTATCCATTATCAAAAGACCAATTAATATCATTACTACTTCCCTCCATAGTTACTTCTTCAGGAATTGTAAAACACAATGTCCATTTCATTCGTTCAGGAAATTTAATTACTTCTCCCATTAGAAATCGTACGTGATGCCTTTCTTTTCCCAATCGCCATATCTTGTTGGCTCTGGACCTTTTGGACCACCAACTTCTTTTACTTTTTTCTTTTTGAATATACGATCATAGTTCTCAGCATACTCTTTAGTTATAGGTCTTGTTTTACCATCCCAATACGTCATTAGAACCTCTTAACAATTTGACATTGACATTCTTCATCCCAACCTACAGTAACATTACAACTGCTCAATAGGATTAGGCAAATAACTATTATACTCTTCTTCATTATCTCCACTTAAATAAAAAAATAATATTATAAATTCTAAAATTAAAACAAACAATAATATTTTTAAACTAAACCATAGCCACTTATCCAGTGACATATAATACTATAAACAATAATAGCAAAAATATTGCTATACCTTTATCTCTATCCATTATAACCCTAACTCCGGAAATGCTTTTTTAGCAACATGTTTTGATATCGCTTTCCAAGGCATCTTCTTATTTTTAATTGATAATATAAGTTTGGCATCATCTGGATCCAAACTTTCTATAAACTCTATGAATAGCATTTCACGTTTGATTGGTTTGATGTTGTCATAATCTTTACCACTTACAAACATTCTAACTTTTCTAAAGTCTTTTTTGAAAACATTCTGAAGATCTTCTTCTTTTCCTCTTGGTTTGTACGGAGGATCAGTTTCAGGTAGTTTCCAAGATATTTCATTATGATAACAATAATACATTACAGTTTGTAATGCTGGTGTATTATGTTTTTTTAGATGCGCTACTCTATCTTCAACGTTTTCTAACTTAGCCGCTTCTTCAAGTATTTCAGCTACGCCTATATTCATTTAAAACTCCTGTATATGTTCCATTAAGTTTTTTAATTTATGCTTAACAAAGTAGTTAAATAATTTACTTCTACCATTATCCTTATAGTTTTTATATAAGTCAACTATTTTATCTATAATATCAGAAGGTGTTTTATGTAAACTAACTAATTGCTCATTACGACAATAGTTTCTATACATCTTATCATTGCAAAATTCTTGTGGATCCATTTGGATCCAACTCTCAATCTTAATTTTTTGTAACTTGTTTTGTCTTTTTTCACTTACAAATGTATCATCATCAGAAAGGATATTAGGAATTCCGTCACCTCTATCTCCTTTTATGATATGTTCTTTCAAATAATTGTTTGGATCTACACCATTTAAATATTTTTTTTGGATGATACTGTATTGTTTGACGTTTGGATTGCTTTGTAGTTGTATGAAATCCTTATCACTAGATAAAATTAATACTGGTTGTTTAGCATTCAAAGCAAACTGTCCAATAATATCATCAGCTTCAGCTCCGTCTACCTCAATAACGCGGTACGGAAAAGATTCACGCAGCTCGTCACGAATTTTATTCAGGATTAAAAAGATTTTTTTCCAATCAAAGTCAGAATTTTCTCTATAACTTTTACGATTAGCCTTATAAAAAGGAAAGACATCCTTACGCCAGCTCTTAGGACTATCACAACATATAACTAATTCACCATACTCACGTCCAAACTTTTGCTTATACATTAAGAGAGACGATAAGATCATATGCCTCACAAGGTTTTCTTCTATATCGGAATTATTTTTTATGTCCTGCATTATGTTACTAATGCATACTTGATTAAAGTCAACAAAGATCATACTTAATTCTACAACGATATAATATTAAAGTCAACTAGTATTTCTATCGTATGCAAAATAATTTCTATAATTAACAAAGTTATAATAACTTTTATAGCAGGGATATAAGGCATTACTTAACACCTTTAAATAATTTATTACAATAAGGACATCTAACATCACCATCTGTTAGATCTAGATATACAATAGGATGTTTATCTGTTTCTTTAGGACCTCCGTCACATATAGCGGTATAACTATCACT